CTATATTTGAAAATCTCGCAGGCAACACAGGAGTAAGAGTAAATGATATTGGACAAATTGTTAACACTGGAAAATATAATACACCCGAAGGTGTAATGGCTGGATATAATTTAAATAAAGTGACGGACAAAACTTTTGACAAAAGAACAGATCGTATTGAAAAAACTTTATCAGAAAAATATGGTTTGACTGCTGAAGAAATAGAAGATGTTAAAGCAGGAACTTACACTGGTAAAAAAGGATTTAATACTACAATGGGTACAACTACAAATTTGTTTTCACAACTACGTAATATTTTAAGTGCTAAAAATACTATTATGAGCCAAAAAAACATTGCAGCTCAAATGGCTAAACAACAAAGAGAAGCTAAAGCTGCAGCAGATGCTTTAGCAATACAACAATCTGGTCTAACTGATTTAGGAAACATTCAAAAGATACAACAATACACTGGTCAACCTTTATCAGATTATAGAATGTCCAGACCAGCATCTGAAAGAAATTATACAGGGGGTAGTACTAATTCAAATCCAAGTACACCGGGTGCTCAAGATAGTTTTTCTAATAAAAGTGGTATGGGTAGAACCGGATATTCAGAAGGCGGCCTCGCTACGATGTTCAAAGAGAAAAGATAATGGAATTAAAATACAACGAAATAATTGGTGCAATTGTAAAACCAGATGATACACCTGCCACACAAGCAGAGATATTAGAAGAAACCAAGAAACAGAACACAGCACTTCTAGAAGAAGTGATTGAAACATTTAACAAAAGAGGATAGATTAGCAAAATGGCTGAAATAGATAAACCATTACCGAATACAAAAACAACCATTGAAGTTCCAGGTGAAGTAGAAATTCAAGAGGCAATCAAAGAAAACGTAGAAGAAGTTGAAACTAAAGGTGGACCTGTTGAAATAGAAATGACTGAAGAAGGTGGAGCAGAAGTTTCTTTTGATCCTAAAACTGCAAGTCCTGAAGGCGGTGAAGACCATTTTGAAAACCTAGCAGAATTTTTAGGAGAAGAAATTTTAGATCCATTGGGTTCAAAACTATTTGACCAATACAACGAGTACAAAGAATCTCGTGGAGATTGGGAAGAAACTTATAGAAACGGTTTAGATCTTTTAGGATTTAAGTATGAAAGACGAACAGAACCTTTTAGAGGAGCTAGTGGTGTAAACCATCCTGTTCTTGCTGAAGCGGTTACACAATTTCAAGCACAAGCTTATAAAGAATTATTACCATCAGACGGCCCGGTTAGAACTCAAGTTATGGGTGATGCAACTGTGGCTAAAGAAGAACAAGGTAAACGTGTTAAAGATTTTATGAATTATCAAATTATGGATCAGATGAAAGAATATGAACCAGAGTTTGACCAAATGTTATTTTACCTCCCTCTATCCGGATCTACCTTTAAGAAAGTTTATTATGACGATCTTTTAGGTAGAGCGGTTTCTAAATTTGTACCTGCAGAAGATTTGATCGTACCTTATTCTGCAAACAGTTTAGATGATGCAGAGGCAATAATTCACGTTATAAAAATGTCAGAGAATGAATTAAGAAAACAACAGGTTGCAGGATTTTATAGAGACATAGAATTAGGTTCTCCTCCGGTTACACAAAATCAATTACAAGATAAAAAATTAGAGCTTGAGGGAATTCAAAAAGATGGTCAAGAAGATCAATACACACTTTATGAAATTCATACTAATTTAGATTTAGAAGGTTATGAAGATTTAGATGTTGGTGAAGAACCAACAGGAATTAAATTACCTTACGTTGTAACTTTATCTGAAGCAGGTCATAAAGTTTTATCTATTAGAAGAAACTATGCGGCCGAAGATCCATTAAAGAAAAAAATAAATTACTTTGTACAATTTAAATTTTTACCAGGAACTGGTTTCTATGGTTTCGGTTTAATTCATATGATTGGTGGTTTAACTAGAACTGCAACAGCTGCGTTAAGACAACTTCTTGATGCTGGAACTTTAGCAAACTTACCCGCAGGATTTAAGTCTCGTGGTATTAGAGTTAGAGATGATGCACAGCCATTACAACCTGGTGAGTTTAGAGATGTCGACGCTCCGGGAGGCAATATCAAAGATCAATTTATGACTTTACCTTTTAAAGGACCCGACCAAACATTACTTTCATTAATGGGTGTTGTGGTGTCAGCAGGTCAACGATTCGCGAGCATCGCAGATTCACAAGTGGGTGATATGAACCAAGCCGCTGCAGTTGGTACAACTGTTGCATTATTGGAACGTGGATCGCGGGTAATGTCAGCGATACACAAAAGATTGTATGTTGGTCTTAAACAAGAATTCAAATTACTAGCAGAAGTATTTAAAAGTTATTTACCCCCTGTTTATCCTTATGATGTACCTGGTGCATCTAGAGAAATTAAGGTTCAAGACTTTGATGATAGAGTAGATATATTACCTGTAGCAGATCCAAACATCTTCTCACAGACGCAAAGAATATCGTTAGCTCAATCTCAATTACAACTGGCGCAATCGAATCCTCGAATACATAATCTGTATCAAGCATATAGATCTATGTATGATGCGCTAGGGGTGAAAAATGTAAATGCAATCTTACCACCACCGGCAGCACCAATGCCGATGGATCCTGCGTTAGAACATATTATGGCAATGAGTATGAAACCTTATCAAGCGTTTCCTGGTCAAGACCACAAAGCTCATATTGATGCGCATTTAAACTTTATGAGACTAAATCAAACTCAAAATAATCCAGGAGCGATGGCTGCTTTACAAAAAAATATACTAGAGCACATTAGTTTAATGGCACAAGAACAAGTTCAACTAGAATTTGTCGAAGAATTACAAGAAGTACAAATGATTCAACAACAAATGCAAGCAGCAGGTGCTGCAAATCCTGCAATGGCGCAAGGTATGATGCAAAATCCACAAATAATGCAGGCACAACAACGTCTACAACAGATTACAAACCAAATTGAGTCTAGAAAAGCGAAGTTAATTGCAGAAATGCAGGAAGATTTTGCTAAAGAAGAAGAAAAAATTATGGGTGAGTATGGTGGAGACCCATTACTACGACTAAAAGGTAGAGAAATGGATCTTCGAGCGCAAGATAATCAAAGAAAAGAAGAAGAAGGTGAAGAAAGATTAAATCTTGACAAGATGAAAGCTCTTATGAACCAAGAAAATCAAGAAGCGAAGCTTGAACAAGAAGCAGATCTTGCTGGATTGCGTGCAGGCGTGTCATTAGCTAAACAATCAATGGCAGACCAAAGCAAAATTCACGATTTTGGTAGAAACTTCGGAAAAAAATAGATATAAACCCAATTAAGGAGAAAACTATGGTTAAAAAAACAAACAAAGGTCGAGACAATGTAAAAATTGTTCCTGAACTTGGTGCAAACTCTAAAGGTGAGCAACAAGGTGGGATTCCTGTGGAAATGACTGACCCGTTTACATCACAAACGGTTGACGTTAGAGGCACAAAAAGAATGAGACCTGACAAAAAACCTGTAAAAGCAACTTGGTACTAGTATGTGGTTATCGGCAATTAAATTAGCCGTCTCTGCTGGTAGTAAAATTTATGCTAACAAGCAGAAGGCGAAAGTCGCGATGTCTGATGCTCAATTACTGCACGCTGAACGACAGGCTCGAGGTGAGGAAGCTTACCAAGGCAAGTTGTTAGAGGCACGTCAAAATGATTACAAGGACGAGTTCGTTCTTGTTATTTTGTCGGCGCCAATAATCGTGCTCGCGTGGGGAGTCTTCTCGGAGGATCCTGGCGCTCTCGATAAAGTGAAAACTTTCTTCGAACATTTCGCGGCACTCCCGACTTGGTTCAGTACCCTTTGGATTTTAGTCGTCGGATCAATTTTTGGAATTAAGGGTACACAGATCTTTAAAAACGGAGGAAAAAAATAATGCCAAATAGAAGATTTAACACACAAGTCGCTAATCCAATGAAGGCTGGCGGCAGAGTAAAAAAAGCAATGGGCGGAATGTCTAACGCAAGAAAAGATATGATGTCTGGTTACTACAAAGACGATATGGGTATGCAAGGTGGTGCTATGTATAAAAAAGGTGGTTCTGTTAAAAAGAAAAAACAGGGTTACAAAGATAGAAAAGATGAATCTATCGCAATGAGAATAAAAAAGAAAAGAACTAAAAAACAATTAAAAGATTCAAGAGATGAGTCTTATGGTAAGTTTGGTTCTAAAGCTAAAAAGTCTGGCAAAATAAACAAGTAGTTTATGGCTCGACAAAAGTTCATACAGAAGGCAATTAAAAAGCCGGGAGCTTTACGTAAGTCTTTAGGAATAAAGAAAGGCGAAAAGATTCCAGCTTCTAAATTAAAAGCCGCTGCGAAGAAAAAAGGCAAACTAGGACAACGTGCTAGATTTGCTATGAC